TCGCTGATTTTTATAAAAATATGAAAAATTTAACTAAACATGAAATAAAAAAAATTGAATCTCAAATTGAAAGTGCTAAACACACTTTTGAATATTGGGAAAGACAAAAACAAAAAAAATGGAGATACAATGGGTAAAGGAAGTTCACCACGTCCATTTACGGACAGAAAAAAATTTGAAGACGAGTTTGATAGAATATTTAGGAAAAATAAAAATGAAACCATGGAATCTAACAAAACAAAATTTGCCATTCCTGATAGAAAAAATAAACAATCTTGATTTTAATAAACGATGGAAAGTAGTCATTTATGAAGAATCAGAAAAAAGAAGTAATGAACAGAATGAAAGGTTATGGGGATATTTATATCCTAGCATTGGTAATTATTTAGGATTGACACAAAGAGAAGTTCACAATATGTGTAAATACCAGTTTCTTAGAAGCGAGATGGTTATCAATGACGAGGTAATTACTGTATTAAAAAGCACGACGAAATTATCAGTCAAAGAGTTCACAGATTATATGGAAAAAGTTGAAATGTGGGCAGGGCAACAGGGGTGGTCAGGTGAATGAGTTTAAAAGAATTTTATTTAATGATATTGAGAGAGTTTGCTAATGGCGAACCTTTACCATATAAATTTAAAACTAAATATAAACAAGGAATAACAAAAAGTTTTCCAAATTATGACGATTCTAAATTTTGGACAGCCAGTCAATATTTAGAAATGATTAAAGACATTAAAGAATGGGACGAATTAATAAATGGCGAAAACAAAAGAAGAAAAAAAACATTATAGTAGGCTTCACGAATTAGGTTGCATTGTTTGCAAAAATGAAGGCTTGGGGTATACTGAACCTTGTATTCATCATATAAGACATGGTGCTGGTATGGGAATGAAATCTCATTGGAGTAAAGCAATACCATTATGCCCTATGCACCATCAGCATGGCGGATACGGAATAGCAATACACGCTGGTGAAAAAGCATTTGAAAGGCGTTTTGGCACCGAAGAAGAACTTCTTGAGGAAACTCAAAAATGTTTGAATATGTTTTAGTAATTTACATGACAATGGATACGCCAGAATATGTTGGTCATTTTAAATCTTGCGCCGATGCAAATAATTATGTGAAAGACAATTATAAAAATGCAAAATATACGACTTGTCTTTACCAAGATTTTATAAACTTACCAAAAGATTTAATTAAAAAGGAAATAGAATGGAAATAACCTATAAAGACCCAAATGTATTAATACCATACAAAAATAATAGCAGAGTTCACAGCGAACATCAAATCAATCAAATAGCAAAATCAATTAAAGAGTTTGGATTTAGAGTTCCAGTAATAGTTGATGGGGATAATATTTTAGCTGGTCATGGAAGAACTTCGGCGGCTCAAAAATTAGCATTAGATAAAATACCGACTATTGATGTATCAGATTTATCTGAAACTCAAAAACGAGCATTCGTTATTGCTGATAATAAAATCGCAACTAATGCAGATTGGGACGAGGAAATATTAAAACTTGAATTAGATGAGTTAAAATCACTTGATGTTGATTTGACTACGTTAGGATTTGACCCATCAGAATACGAAATAAAAGAAATAGATTATTCAATATTAGATGACGAAGAAGATATTGAAAGCAAAATAGACTCATTAGAACGTGAGACTCGTAGAGCAATAGAAGTTGTATTTGAGGAAGAACATTATCAAGAAGCATTTGAATTGTTCAAGTTCTGGAAGCAAGAAGGAGCATATTTAGGTTACATGATTATGCAATTTTTAAAAGATGAAAAAAATAAATTGGATACAGAATGAAAATAATTTTAATGTATTACGACAGATATGATGAAGCAACCACTTCGTTAGAGTTAGATAAAATAAATGAACCTCATTATGTTTTATGCCACGATAACAAAGAAAGATTCACCTGTATTGGCAAAACTGGAACTTTAGTTGAAACGAATAAACCTAAAGGCATACAGCATAATTTTAATTTTGGTCTTGATATGTTAGAAGATGGAGAGTGGGGAATATTTTTAAGTGATGATTATGTCGGTTCTAAAAAATTAGTAGGTGAAAAATTTATTGATTGCCCAATGTCGCACCCATTAGAAGAATTAAAAAATATTATTCCGAAAGCAGACGAAGCTGGCATTAAATTAATTGGACTGAGTTCAACAGGAAATCCATTTTACGCACAAAAAAAATACTCTAAATACGGATTAGTAGACGGAAGATGTTTTGCTATTAAAAAAACTGACTTTAAATGGCATAAAGGTATAAGCACGGTAACAGATTATTATGTAACTGTATATCATCTTAAAAAATATGGAGGTAATTTAATTTTAAATCATACTTATATGGATTTTGAGAGGTATAAACCGAAAGGTCTTGGTAGTGTAGAAGAACGTATACCTGATAAAATGCACGATATTGAATTAATGATGACATTATTTCCTGATAACATTGTAGTTAAAGATAAAGTTAATCAACCAAAAGGTAGCCATATCGTTATTAAAAGATGAAAACATTAGAATTCAAATCATTAGAATATCCTCATAAAATGGGACAACGTTGCGCCGATTTAGAACCAAACATTTTAGAAGATACTTTATTTATAGAAGATGGTAAGCCATTAGGATTTTATATCAAAGAGCCGCCGATTAAATTAAGGCAATTATTAAATATTGCAAACGCAGAATTAAATTCATCAAATGTTCCTAAAGTTAAAATGGATAGAGGGACAAGAAAGATGAACGCTTTAAGAGGTATAGATGTAGTTCAGCAATATAGTGCAACACTCGGTGCCTGTGTTCCTAGAGCACACATGAAAAGAGATTATGGTAGAACCTCACAGTTACATAACATTCCATCTGCAAGAACTTTCATTAAATCGATGTTGATGGCGTGTAAAGAGGGCGAGAAACTTTTAAAAGATATAATGCCTGAACAATATGAGTTACAAAAAAAATTGATAGAAGAAAACGTTCCAGAAAAATATAGATTAACAGATTTATTTTCTAGTTCTATATCTAATTTTAATATTGCAGCTGCATATCATCAAGACAGAGGTAATTTAAAAGGGTGCGTTAATTTTATATTCAGTAAAAAAGAAAATGCGAGAGGAGGTCATTTGCACGTTCCTGAATATGATGCTGTGATAGATAACAAAGATGGTTCAATGTTAGTTTATCCTGCATATAAAAATATGCACGGAGTAACACCAATTATTCCTTTAGCAGAAAATGGTTACAGAAACAGTCTAGTGTTTTATGCAATAGACAATTTACAAAAATTTTTTTAGGAGGAAAAATGAAACCAGTAACAAATGGTTATTTATACGAGTATGACAATGGTGATAAAAAAACCAGAGAAGAAGCTGTAAAAGATGTATTAAATTTTGTAGGTAGTGAAAAATATTCTATGGGTCAAATCGCAAAAGGAATTGGATTAAATTACACATCAACAACTTCTTTAGTAAGATGGTCAAAAAGAAATAATATTATGTATGGAATAAGACGTGGTCGTAAATACTATTTCGGTGCTGGACTTATGGAAGAAAATGCTTGTCTATTGGCTGATATGTTTTACAATAAAGAAAAAATATTAAATAACTTTAAAGTCATTAGCACAACAAAACGAAAAGTAGAAGATGCTCCGACAGATTCATACGAGCTTTCAAAATCAAGAAACATTACATACGGAACTCATGTTTTAAATACTGTTTATGATTAATGGAACTAGAACGTTTACAAGATATACTTGAAGACTGGGCAAAATGGATGCGTAAGGACGACACCAGAACAGGTTATCCTTACAAATCTGTTGGTCTTGTTTCCGGTGGTGAGTCTAGCCATGGTGCATTTGACGATATGTTAAAAGATATGGATTTAGATTTAGTTCATAAAGTTAATGCTATGATTAACTCATTAGATATACAAGAACAAAACGCAATATACGCAAGATACCTAAAATCAAAAAAACCTTTTTATTACGAATTAAAATTACAATACGCATTACAAAATCTCCTCAAATTAGCAGAAAAACGATTAATCACTTGACATAAAATGCTGTTTTTGATATAATCGCAGTCAGTGGTGGATAACCACGTCCAAAATTTCTATATATTCCCTGAGGTCAGCCATGCCGTTAAAAAAAGGTAAATCAAAGAAAGTAATTTCTGCAAATATTCGCACGGAAATTAAATCAGGGAGACCTCAAAAACAGGCAGTTGCAATAGCATTATCAAAAGCAGGCAAATCTAAAAAGAAAAGGAAAAAATAATGTACGGTAAAAAACCAATGAAAAAAGCAACAAAGAAAAAACCAATGAAGAAGAAATACTAATGGCTAAAGGTGTCCCACATTATTTACCCAGCGGTAAACTCTACAAAGGTAAAACACATAAGCATAATGGTAAACTTATGTCAGGTGCTACGCATACGGCAAGTAGCAAATATTTAACACATAAAAAACCAAAAGCAAAATAAAATGGCTAAAAAAGGACTATATGCAAACATTCATGCTAAAAGAAAAAGAATCAAGGCAGGAAGTGGAGAAAAAATGCGTAAAGTCGGAAGCAAAGGTGCGCCAAAAGCATCAGATTTTAAAGCAGCAGCAAAAACCGCTAATAAGAGGAAATAATCATGGATGAATATGAACAATTATTTAATACATATCCGGGTCTACAAAATTATTATGAAAATGCAGTAGCAGCTGGGTATCAAGGAACACCAGCAGATATATACAATAAATTCATTGAAGAAATGACAGGTCGTATGCCTTCATCTAATGTAATGGAATATAACAATGCATTAGCAGGTGGATATACTGGCACATTGAATGATTATATTAATTCAATGAAAGCAAATGCTGGTGCGCAAACATTATTAGAAGCTGTATCACCTGAAAAACAAGCATATCAAAGAAGTTTATTATCAGGCTCAACACAACCTAACAGTCCTTATGGTTTTGGTTTAGCAGGAACTAATTATTATGGATATCCAAGAAATAATGCATACAATGGAATATTATATTAATGGCTGTCAAACTATCAGTAAAACGTGGCGAAAAACTATCTACTAAACGTGGAGCAGGATTAACAGCTAAAGGTCGTGCTAAATATAATCGTGCTACTGGTTCTAATTTAAAAGCACCTGCACCAAATCCAAAAACAAAAGCTGATGCTGGTAGAAAAAAATCATTTTGTGCTAGAATGAGTGGTGTGGTAAAAAAAGCAAAAGGTCCGGCTGAAAGAGCAAAAGCATCTTTAAAACGCTGGAAATGTTAAGTCCTTGTATAAAAAAATGTTCATTTCTACCATTATATGATGGCACTTTTATCTGTGAAGGATGTAGAAGAACAATCAATGAAATAACAAATTGGTCTCATTATACTGATGAAGAACGAGAAGAAATTATGAAAAGGATTAAGAATGTTACTTAATTATTCAGCACCGAGAATAGCACCTAACATTGTAGCTGCTCCTACGTCTAATTTAGATATCAATTCAATATTAGGATTAACACCAAGCAAATACTCTGGATTACAGTCTGTTGGTGATACAGGTTACTACTATGGTAACAATCGTGTATATGAACCATACACAGTTACAAGTTCTCCAAGTTATGGTATATATGGTCCATATGGTGGTCTTGCTTATGGTCCATATGGTGCTCCAAGTTATGGCCCATACGGAGTAAATCAAAGTAATTCTAATCGTGCAGAAGGAACAATCACTGTAGGAAACCAAGCATTTAGACCTATTAACACAGACATTACAGGGTTTAGTAAAAGCAAAGTAGGTGATACAGGCATATACGAATACTCACCATCTATGGCATACATTTATGCAAACACTCCAAGACCTGCACCAGTACAAACACCAAGTCAAACATCATTTTTATCTAGTCCAACACCTTCTGTCAGTTATAATGGTAATTATGGTGCTAGTAGATTTTTAAATACTGGTAATTTATTAGGTTTTAATTTTGGAACTCCAAGTGGACAAACAACAGGTGGTCAGGCAACCTCTTAAAATATTTGTAGGATTTGATGGTGAAGTAGAACCAATTGCTTACCATGTGTTTTGTCAAAGTGTAATAGAGAAAGCAACAATACCGGTGAGTTTTACACCACTTGCTTTAAATACTCTAAACAACTACATGGAGACACACAATGATGGTTCTAATGCTTTTATCTATTCTCGTTTTTTAGTTCCTTACCTTTGTGACTTTAGAGGATATGCTCTATATGTTGACGGTGATATGTTATGCCGAGAGGATATTGATAAACTAATAGATGAGATAGACCCATTTGCAGCAGTATCAGTAGTCAAACATGATTACAAAACAAAGTTTCCAGTAAAGTATTGTGGAAATAAAAATGAAGATTATCCTAAAAAGAATTGGTCATCATTAATGTTTTGGGATTGTGGGCATCATAAAAATAAAAAGCTAACTCCAGAATATATTATGAAACACGAAGGTAAACACTTACACAGATTTGAATGGTTAAAGAATGAGTTTATAGATTTAGTAGGTGAGATACCAAAGGAATGGAATTGGCTAGTATCTGAATACGATTACAATGAAGATGCTAAGTTAGTTCATTTCACCATAGGAACACCATGCTTCGATGATTACAATAGATGTGATTATGCAGAAGAATGGAGTATGGCATTAGATAATTTACTAATACCTTTAGAATATTAAACAACCAACCATTTATGGAGTTGAAAATGATTAAAAATTGTGCAACTTTCGGAGTTATAAAGGGGTCAAAATGCAAGGAGTAGAGCATATCCCAACGGAAGAAAAACGAAAGTTAGTAAGAGTATTATCATCAGTAGGTATCACTCATGAAGATATCGCAAAAAAAATAGATATCAGTTCAGATACATTAGTTAAATACTATCGTGAAGAACTAGATGAAGGACGTATTGATGCTATTGCTCAAGTAGGTCAAAAACTATATCAGAATGCAATTAGTGGTAACTTATCAGCACAGATGTTCTATTTAAAAACTAGAGCTGGCTGGAGTGAAACCAACAAACATGAAATAACAGGTGCGAATGGTTCAGCAATACCATTAAGCGTAGCTGTAGAGTTCGTAAATGCAGAACCCAGAGACGAAGAAGTTTCCGAGTAAACTTCAGTTCTTATTCCAACCTCACCGATACAAGGTAGCGTATGGTGGTCGAGGTAGTGGTAAGTCATGGGGATTTGCTAGAGCATTATTAATTGAAGCGGCAAAAAAACCTTTACGTATATTGTGTGCTCGAGAAGTTCAACGCTCTATCAAACAATCAGTTCATCAATTATTATCAGACCAAATACAATCAATGGGTTATGGTGCTTTCTATGAAGTGCTAGAAACTGAAATAAGAGGCGTAAACGGAAGTCAAATAAATTTCACAGGTCTTGCTAACAACACAGTAGAAAGTATTAAATCTTTTGAAGGTGTAGATATATGCTGGATTGAGGAATCACAGACTGTTAGTAAACGTTCATGGGATATATTAATACCAACAATACGTAAACCTGAATCAGAAATATGGGTAACATTTAACCCTGATTTAGATACTGATGATACTTATACTAGATTTGTAGTCCACCCACCTGAAAACGCAGTTGTGAGAAAAGTTAATTGGTCAGACAATCCATGGTTTCCTGATGTGCTTGACCAAGAAAGATTACATTCAAAAGCAAACAGCCCTGATTATGAAAATATATGGGAGGGTGAATGTAAGTCAGCAGTTGACGGAGCAATATATGCTGACGAAATAAGAGATGCACAAGAGCAAGGAAGAATAACTAATGTTCCTTATGACCCTATGCTGAAAGTTCATGTTGTTATGGATTTAGGCTGGAATGATAGTATGTCGATTATCATGGTTCAGAAAGGCGTATCAGATTTAAGAGTCATTGGTTATATAGAAGATGACCATAGAACTCTAGATAGTTATTCAGCACAGCTAAAAGACTTACAATATAACTGGGGAACAATGTTCTTACCACATGATGGTCAGTCAAAAGATTTCAAATATGGTATATCAGCAGAAGATATCATGAGAAAACAAGGCTGGGATATTAGAATCGTTCCTAAACTTGACGTAGAATCAGGAATTAAATTAGCAAGAATGAACTTTCATAAAGTTTATTTTGATAAATCAGCCAATCGTTTGATTGACTGTTTAAAACATTATAGACGTAATATTAACAACACTACTAACGAACCGACTGCACCTGTTCATGATGAATATTCACATGGGGCAGATGCTTTTAGGTATTTATGTGTATCAGCTGATAAAATGACCAACGAGTCATGGAAAAATCAAGAGATACATTACTCTAACATGGGAATTGTTTAATGGAAAAACTAACTGACGAACAGATACTGAGCAAGATAGATAACGAAGAACAGATTGCTTATGGTATCAATGACGCAGCATTATCAGCTGAGCGTGCCGAGGCAATTAACTATTATCTCGGTGAGCCATTTGGTAATGAAATAGAAGGACGTTCACAGGTAGTCTCTTATGACGTTCAGGACACTATTGAATCTGCTTTACCACAGTTGCTTAAAGTGTTTGTATCAGGTGATGAAGTCGTTAGATTTGAGCCTAAAAATCCTGAGGACGTTGAAGCCGCTGAACAAGAAACTGATTATATTAACCACATTGTAATGGAAAAAAATAACGGTTTTGAAATTATGTATACATGGTTTAAAGATGCATTGTTATCTAAAAATGGATATGTAAAAGCGTATTACGAAGAATACGAAGAAGCTGAAGAAGAAGAATATAGTGGATTAACAGATGCTCAATTAGATATGTTAGTTCAAGATGATAACATTGAGATACTAGAACATTCATCTTATCCTGACCCATCAGTTACCCCAATGCCAATGACACCGCCAATGGTATCACCGATAGACATTGAGCAAACAAACGGAGAAATAACAATAGAACAGCAAGGTATGCAAGCCTTTGCTCAACCTATGCTACATGACGTTAAAATCAAAGTAACAGAGATGACTGGTGAAATATGTGTTAAAAACGTATCACCTGAAAGCATCATGGTTTCTGTTGACGCTTATGGAACAGATTTAAATACAGCACGTTTCGTTCAACATCGTGAATTGATGTCACCATCAGAAGTAGCAGAACAGTTTGATGTAGATGAAGATGAAATTAACGAAATAATGGCAGAGTTAGATGAGTTTGAAATTGAATCTAATGCTCGTGATATATATTCAGAACAATACGATAGAGCGGTAGATACATCAGATGTATTAGTTCGTGATACTTATATTAAAATAGACGGTGAACGTAAACGTTATGTTGTTGTTGGTAATAGAATCGTTTACCAAGAAGATTCATGCGACCACGTCCCTTTCGCTTGTGTTACTCCTATGTTAATGCCACATAGGCATGTTGGACGTTCTTATACTGACCTTACTAAAGATATTCAATTAATTAAATCAGCATTAATTCGTGGTCAGTTAGATAATATGTATCTAGCAAACAATGGACGTTATGCTATATCTGATAGAGTGAACTTAGATGATATGCTCACTTCTCGTCCTGGTGGTATTGTTCGTGTTCAAGGTGAACCAATGAGTGCTGTTATGCCATTATCACACGCTCCGTTCCCACCATCTTCATTCACCATGGTTGAATACATGGATAGCATGAAAGAGAAACGAACAGGTATTACAGCATATAATCAAGGACTAGATACTGATTCATTAAATAAAACAGCAACCGGTATATCACAAGTGATGTCGGCGGCTCAACAAAGATTAGAATTAGTTGCTAGAACATTTGCTGAGACAGGCGTAAAAGATTTATTTTTATTAGTTCATAGATTAGTAAGACAAAACTTAACCAAACCTGACATCGTTCGTATTAGAAACCAATGGGTAGAAATTGACCCAAGAGAATGGAAAAATCGTAAAGACTTATCTATCTCTGTTGGTTTAGGTTCAGGCAATAAAGACCAACAATTAATGCATTTAAATACTATTTTACAAATGCAAAGAGAAGCACTTGGTGTTGGGTTAACAGACCCAAGCAAAATTTATAATGCGTTGACTAAATTAACTCAAAACGCTGGATTTAAAAATCCTGAGGAATTCTGGATTGACCCATCTAATAATCCTCAACCACAACAACAGCAACCTGACCCTCAAACACAATTAATACAAGGACAGTTGGCTATTGAACAACAAAAAGCACAGGCTGATATGCAGCTAGAAGCACAAAAAAACCAAGCTGATATGGAACAAGAGCAATTACGTTCACAAAATGATATAATAATAGAACGTGAGAAGATTGCAGCACAAGCTGAACTTGAAAAATTCAAGGCTCAGTTAAAAGCTGAAACTGATTTACAAATTGCTCAAATAAAGGCTCAATATGGCGGATAAGTCGTTAGACGAAATAAAAAGGGGTGAACAAGCTCAACGGATTTTAGATAATGAAGTCTATAAAGAAGCATTCACAGCAGTAAAAAATAACATTATAGATGCTATGCAAAGAAGTCCATTAAGTGATGAAGTTACACATAATAGATTAGTTATTGCATTACAAACATTAAATCAAATTGAAAAAGCATTGACCGACATTATGCAAACAGGCAAAATGGCACAAATACAAGTCAATGACTTGAAATAATTTTTTAACTTCAAAAGGAAAAAATATGGCTGACCAACCAAATATGGAGTCACCACAAAGTCGCTTAGAAGCGATGCTTGGTGATATTCAAGAAGAACAATTAAATCTTGAAGAACCACAAGAGGAACAGGAAGAAGAAACTGTTGAGGAAGAAGTAGAAACCAAAACAGAAGAAGATACTGACGTTGAAGAAGAAGTAGAAACTTCCGAAGAAGATGAAGAACCTGAAACTGAAGATGATGTTGAGGAAGATTCCGATGAGGAGCAACCTGTCCAAAACATTAAGCTAAAAGTTAATGGTGAAGAACTCGAGAAACCTCTTGACGAAGTCGTGGCATTAGCCCAACAAGGACTTGACTACACTAAGAAAACACAAGAAGTCGCTGAACAACGCAAAGAATTAGAAGCGTTACAAGAACAGTTTAATCAAACGACTAAACAGTTTCAAGAACAACAGCAACTTAATAACTTGTTAATCGAAGATGTAGCGAAACTTACGGCACTAGACCAGCAATTAAACCAGTTTAAAGACGTGGATTGGCAGAAATTGACTGATAGTGATTTCGTAGAAGCACAAAAACTTTTCTTCCAATATAATCAGTTACAGCAGGAACGTAACGAAGCAGTTTCACAGTTTGAAGCCAAACGGCAAGAGGCATTGACTAGACAGCAACAAATGATTGCGGATAGAGTAGCGAAAGGTAAAGAACAGCTTGCAAAAGAGATACCTAATTGGAGTCCTGAGACTACCCAAGAAATTATTTCTAATGCTAAGAATTATGGCTTTACTGATGACGAACTCAATCAAATCATTGACCCTCGACACGTTAGAGTGTTGCACGATGCTGCGCAATGGCGAAAACTACAAAGTAAGAATTCAGTAACGAAGAAAAAGGTCGCAAGTGCTAAGCCTGTAGTGAAACCAAGCTCCAAAGACCCAAAAAGAACTGTTAATTCTAATGCTAAGAAAATGCGTGAGCAATTACGCAAATCAGGCAAGAGTGAATTAGCAAGTAAATTAATTGAAAACATGCTTTAAGGAGTAATTAATCATGGCAGTATCAGCAACCAATAGCTATACTGGTGCAGGTATCGCGGAAGATTTCCAAGATATTATCTACGATATTTCACCAGAAGAAACACCATTGTTATCAATGGCAAAAAAATCAACAGCAGGTCAAACATACCATCAATGGCAAACAGACGTATTAGCAGCAGCAGCAACTAATGCGCAACTTGAAGGTGATGACGCTTCATATGCTACTTTAGCAGCAACAACTGTATTAGGTAACTACACACAGATTTCACGTAAAACTGTGCAAATTTCTAATACATTTGACGTTGTTAAAAAGTATGGCAGAAAATCAGAAGTTGCTTACCAATTAATGAAAGCTGGTAAAGAACTTAAACGTGACATGGAATTCGCATTAGTGCGTAACCAAGCATCATCAGCAGGTGGTGCAGGTACAGCTCGTTCATCAGCTGGTATCGAATCATGGATTGCTGGTAACAGCGTAAAAGCAACAGCAGCATCTACAGCAACAACACCAGGTTTTTCTGGCGGTACAGTTGCAGCTCCAACAGATGGTACAGCAGGTACTTTTGTTGAAGCAGATTTAAAATCAGCTTTAGAATTAGCATGGTTAGATGGCGGTGAGCCAACAACTATCTTGATGTCTTCTGCTAACAAGAAATTGTTCTCAGCATTTGCTGGTATCGCAGAAAAACGTCATATGGTAAATGGCACATCAGAAGCTGTTATTACAGCAGCAGCTGACGTTTACGTTTCTGACTATGGTAACCACACAGTTAAATTAGATAGATTCATGCGTGATGAAGCAGTGTTATGCTTAGACCCACAATATGTTGGTGTAGCTAACTTACGTCCAATCACAAAAGAAGAACTAGCTAAAACTGGTGATTCTACTAAATACTTGATGACAGCAGAATATGCATTAGTGGTTAATAACCCTGACGCACATGCTAAAGTTCAAGGTGTTGGTGCTTAATAGCATTGATGTTATAATAGGGGGATAGAAATATCCCTCTATTTTTATTATGGCAATATTTTTTGATAAAGACCCAATTACAGGCATAACGCAATATTATGATTATGACCCATCTAAAGATGAGCATTATATTCATAATGTGCAAGACCCTACCGCATTGGTAGAGAAATTAAAACAGGTCAGAAATAACCCTGATGCTTGGGCAAAAGGTATGAAAGAATCTTGGGTTCATTACGCAAGTATTCCACCTATTATAGAAATGCAGTTAAAAAATAAAGGCATTGATATTTATAATAAAGAACAAACAAAAGAATTACTCAAAGAAATAAATACGAATTACCCTTGGTTAAAAACAACGACAAAACACCATGGATAAACAAGAACTACAACGAGTTCAATTAGCAATACACGATTTAATCAATAGAGAAGATTATTCAAACGCACTGCCGTTAATTAACGAAGTGTTAGAGCATTATCCTAATGACGATGCTACATTAAATTTTATGGGCTACATTCATTTAATGGGTGAACAGCCTGCATTAGCATATCAATATTTCAGAAGAGCATTACAAGAAAGTCCCGGAAACAAAGCATTATGGACTTCATTAGGTCGTGCTTGTCATGAGATGGATAACTTTGAAGATGCTATTACATATTTCCTTAAATCAGCAGAGTTAGACCCTAACTACGCGTTAGCTTACAGTAATGCAGCAGCCAGTTTCGTTCAAATGTCTGAGTGGAAAAACGCAGAAGATGTTTGTAAAATTGCATTAGAAGCTGACCCAAATGATATGAACGCACAAATGAATTTGGCTCATGCTTATTTAGCACAAGGTAAATGGAAAGAAGGCTGGGCAGCGTGGAGTAAATCATTAGGTAGTAAGTTCAGGAAAGAATGGAGTTACTCAGATGAATCACGATGGGAAGGTCAAAAAGGTAAAAACATTGTTATATATGGTGAGCAAGGATTGGGTGATGAGATATTCTATGCTGACTGTATTAATGATGCTATTGCTATCAGTAACTCGGTGCATATTGACTGCGACCCAAAACTTGAAGGATTATTTAAAAGAAGTTTCCCTGATGCGTTCGTTCACGGAACAAGACAATCAGAAACAGTAGAATGGTTAGATAAGTTTGAAATAGACCATCGCTGTGCTATCGGTGGATTACCTGAGTTTTTTAGACATGATAGTAAAAACTTTCCTAGAAAACCTTATTTATATGCTGACCCTGAACGTATGATGATGTGGGAAGCATTGTTTAAAACTTGGAAAACTAAAGTTATTGGCATCACAACTCATGGCGGTAACAAAAGAACAAATCAAAAAGGTCGCGAACTTACCGAAGAAGATTTAAAACCACTATTAGAACGTGATGATATTACGTTAGTATCATTAGATTATAAAGATAAGCATATTGAAGGAGTAAAATACTTTCCATTTGCTACACAATCAAATGATTATGACGACACAGCAGCCCTCATAGCGTGTTTAGATGAAGTGATAGGGATAAATACTACCGCACTACATTGTTCGGCTGCCTTGGGCGTTAAAACGACGTGCTTGGTGCCTAAATATCATCAATGGCGTTATGCTCAACCGAGTATGCCATGGTATAGGCACATGAAATTAAAATATCAAGATAATAAAACTTGGAAAGAAGTCATTGAGTCAATTAATATCTGATGAATATAGAGAAATGCAGTCAAAACTGCATGAGAATCCAAATTATGGTATCGCATCAACATATTTTGCACCAATCGTTGATGATATATTAACGCAATTTAAAATTAAAGATTTATTAGATTACGGTGCAGGTAAACTTCGACTTAGAGATAATATTAAAACCGAAGTAAATTATTCAGCATACGAACCAAGTAATCCTGATTATGATGAATCACCTGAACCAACAGAGTTTGTAACTTGTATAGACGTTCTAGAACATATAGAACCTGAGTTATTAGATAATGTGTTAGATGATTTAAAAAGAGTTACATTAAAATATGGATTATTCACTATTCATACAGGAGCAGCAGTAAAAACACTTCCAGATGGCAGAAACGCACATCTGATACAACAACCTTACACATGGTGGCAACCTAAAATCAAAGAAAGATTTGAAATGGTTAGGGAAGTCGCTATGGATAATGGTTATATTGTATTCGTCAAAAAAAAATAAGGAAATTAAATGGCATTTACTAACTATACGTCATTCGTGGCGACAGTAGCTAATTATCTTGCGAGAGATGATTTAAGTACTGTTATACCTGATTTTGTTGAATTAGCACAAGAAAGATTAGCTCGTGAATTACGAGTTCAAGAAATGTTAAAAGTTTCTACAGCAACTACAACAGCAGGTGATAAAAATATTGCATTTCCTTCTGACTTTTTAGAATTAAGAGAAATACATATTGATGGGAATCCGGTATATACTCTTGAGTACCAAACACCTGATAAATTTTTTAGAAATGAAAAAACTCATTTGTCAGGAGTACCAACACATTTTACTATGTTAGGTGCTGAGTTTCAATTTGCACCTGTTCCTGATGGAACTCAAACAGTTCAAATACTTTATTATGCTAAACCTGATTTTATTGATTCATCAACAGCAAGTAATGTCTTTTTAGCATATTTCCCTGATGTTTTATTATATGCAACTCTAGCAGAAGCAGAACCATATTTGATGAATGATGAAAGAATCGCAGTATGGGCATCTATGTATGATAGAGCAATCGCAAATATTAGAGAAAATGATAAGGGTGCAACATTCTCTAGTGCAACATTAAACGTAACAACTTCATAAGGAATTATTATGGCTGAATTTAGCGACTTTTTGGAAAATGCGTTAATTAACGCAGTTCTCCGTAACACAACATATACATCACCAGCAACAGTATATGTATCACTATACACAACAGACCCAACAGATGCAGATACAGGTACAGAAGTATCAGGTGGTTCATATGCTAGAACAGCAGTAACAATGGGTGCGCCATCTAATGGTGTATCTACAAACTCTGCTGATGTCACATTCCCAACAGCAACTGCTTCTTGGGGTACAGTTACCCACATTGGTATACATGATGCTTCAACCAGTGGTAACTTATTATTCCACACACCACTTGACACATCTAAAACAATCGACTCTGGTGATATATTTAAGATTGCATCAGGTAACTTATCAGTTACATTAGCATAAGGATAAACAATGGCATTAGTCGTTAAAGATAGAGTTCAAGAAACTACAACT